GTTTCCCAGTCACGATCTGCTGAGGCAGATCTTTAAATGGTGCTAGATAAGGATTGAATACGGTGAACCTCAAGCGACGAACACTGTAGTTGTTCTCGTCACTGAATGTGACACTTGAAAATCGGCGGACTTGGGCAGCGTCAGGCTTGTACCTTTTTACTTTACCTAATCCATTGACGTCACAGCCTGGAAAGGTGTCGTTGAAAGTGTCGGTCTCAAGATAGACACTGCGAAACCGTGGCTGCGTGGGAAACGTATTGGCCTCTCCGAAAGCATCTACATCAGGTTGAATGATGTTTATGAAATTACCGTCTTGGTAGTCATTGATGTTAACGGGAACAGCCCTCCACCACACATCACCATTGGCAAACTGTATCGTTGGGGTCTGGTAGTATACACCATTAGGCCTCCGACCTATATTGTATACCTGTGAGGTCTCCTGATACACTATTTCCTCCCCTTCAGCCAAACGATTAGGGGTCACAATCTCTACTATGCACCGCCCCCGCCAAAAGTTATTTCCTTGAGGATTGTTGTTGTCGAGAATGACCGAGTCAAAGCTGAATCCACCTGCCTGTTGATTGTTCTTCAGTATTAAAAACTGACCTGTCAAGTGAACCGCATCTGAGTCGTCAGTCTCCATCAAAGGATTGGTGTCTGAATCCGACGTTAAGGTTACTTGACCCGCAATCTCAAAAATAAGATTCGAAGGATAGATCTGAGTAGTGTCGTCGGTAAAGTAGCTTATGACTCTTAGGTAATCACCTGGAGAATATGCGTAAAGATCGCTTGTGCCATCAGGATGCACCGCACCAAAGGCCTCAGAGTACGAGACAGAAGGATTGAACTGCAGGTAGTTTAAAGAGACGTAGATGTTGTTCAATGCCTCCTGCTCAGAGTCAATAGCATGATACCCACCACCAACGCTGTACTGAATGAAATCTTGAACTGTACTGCTGCCCGCATAAACTAGCTGAACATAATGAGCCCAATCTGGAGGATCACTAAGCAATGCTATGTCCATACTAACACGCCCCTGACGACCAGTACCACCTCTCTCTGCTGGAGAATAGCCTGGTACAAAAACAGGGGGGAGTGGACGAACGTTTCCTGGTCGGCCCCTTTGATCGTAATGGATGATACCTAAGGCGTGAGTAGCATTGGTCTTAAATGTGCGGTATGTGCCACTAACATCAGTCTCGCCTAAGAATATATCAGTTGCAATCTCTGCCCTAGGTCCTGCAGTAGAAGATTCAAAGCTGAAATTGTAAAATTCTGTTGGGTCACTTGGATCCTCATCAACCGCCCCAGCACCGCCACTATTAATGAGTTGACCACCAATCCTTTCAAGCGTACTATTGAAACTAAATCCTTCAGGGAACAGGTCACCAATATCCTCACCTTCAATGTTTTGAGAAAACCCTGTTGCCCAGGCAGCAACGCCCCAACAGATTGCCATAGATCCATAAGGCCCTATCTCAGGGTCACTAGACATGTGAACGTGATCGGTGCCTGAAGCTCCTAATGGTGTGGCATAATCACGGTATTCTCCTCGGTAGATAGCGGCATGGATCTCTCCGTCACACAACGAAGCACCTGCTTCAAACGGTATATTACTGTTTAGGACTGCAATATCAGTTGGGTCCAGACCCTGCTCAGTCAGATAATCTATCCTCCGTGTCGTATTGTTGACAAAGAGATCGTCACCAGGAACTGGACCCGTTAATGTACCCTCTGTACTATACAGCCAACCTAGAAGTCGTGACCGTTTAGTCAGTGGCAGCATATCATTATTATTCCCGCCTGCCATCGTCCCTAAGAAAGCAGTCTGATCCCGTGGGTCAGCATCGGAAAAACCGAACAAATTGTTTTGGGATAGGTAGGTCGGGGAGAACACACGCCACCCTTCAAACCTTAATCGCTGATCGATAGGTCCTGCACCAGCTACAGTACCAGCAGAATTAAGTACAGGCAAGCACGTACGCACATCGCAATCACTTAAACCATCAATCTCTAAGTGCATTACAAGCGCACCGTTTGGGTCGGCAGTTATTGGAGTATTCCTAAGTCTGAAACTAATACTAGCAGAGTTTACAATACAGTAGCCTATTGGAGCATTTGAAGCCCATATGGATGCATTGTTACCATACGTATTGTTTGCATTAGTACTGATAACTGGAAAGATGAGCTTGGATACTTCTAGGTGACTGCTGTTTTTAGTAGGAAGGATAGCAAACGCTGGAGTGTCTGTATTAATGACGGCATATGTTGCGGCATAATTGTCGTAAGTTGCCTCAGGGGTTGAGCCCAATGACAATCCACCAACACCTTCGATGCCTGGAATCGCAGTTCCAGGGTCATTCAGATAATCTAGGTAGGCGTCGCTGTCAGTCGGGTCCAAAAGTCCTAAGTCAAAAGCATAGGATGGATTGACCTGTGAGTTTACCACATCCCATCCAGCGGGAGCCAGCTCTTCAGGCTGGCCACTCAAGCCATACGCTAAGATAGCACCGATTTGGGCCTCAGGGTTAGTAATTGCCCCCTGAGACACAGCAGTAAAAGAAAAATTCAGTTGCTCTGCAGAGCCTTGCGGCCCACGAAAACGAAGGGGAGACAAACCATGATAGCCACACCTCGCCTGAGAGATGCTAGGGTTATTAAATATGCTTTGGCCTTCTGCTGTAGACCTCCACCGTAAATTACCTGTTCCAATACCAGTACCAATACCACCTACAGGTAGTGAGCCACGAGATGCATTGCTACTAGCATAGGTCTCACCAGGTAGTTGACCGTTCTGAAACGCATCATTATTAGCAAAGTCTAGGGTTTGAGCATTCGTAGCGAGTGAGTCTACACCTATAGTTTGACTAGCGTGGTAATTATTTTCTGCTTGATACGCCTCAATAGCTCCTCCAAAAGCCACACGAATTTGAGCGGTTATGTTCGTCCCTGCAGGCAGGGAATCAGGCAGTTGGGAGAGATCCATCACAAATCCCGTCGATCTGTTTGAGAAGTTAGTCCCTACACCCTCTAATGTGGTAGCTTGATTATCTAGGGGAACGACTGCTGCCCGTACAGGGATGTTGACGTTGATGAACTCGTTAGGTCGATCTTCATATACCAGCGTGATATTACCCTCTATAGGTTCCTCATCAAAACCCTCAACATAATTACCATAGAACAACCTGTTCTCAACTACTGAGACAGCCTCAGCAACTTGAGGGTGGGCATCAAAATCCCTGTTCTGTTCTTCGTTGGTCAGTCCTGTAAGAACCTCATCGTTATAGAAGTCGTATACAATAGGGTTACCTCCAACACCAGGCCATTCTACTTCGTCTATTTCATACCACGCTCCAATGTTACCCTGCCTCACCAAGAGACGCACACGCTCTACCTCTTCGGAAAAGTTAGGCACCAAGTCAACAGCAGACGGAACAACAAGTCGAATAAACATCGGGAGCTCTAGCTGCGTAGCGGTAAAGCCTTGCCGCAGATACTCCTCTGGGACAGCGATGTCAGAATAAGTTGATATAGCCGACTCTTCCCCAGTAAAATAGATGCACTGAAAAGCAAACTGTAATCCAGGAATCCGACGGAAGTTGCTTTGAGCCCGCGTGGGATCAGGTTGGAAAGTAAACTGGATAGGGTGGATAGGGGCCTTAGTACAAGCCGTTATTAGATCCACGTCATCTACACTGTTTTCTGTATAGTTAAAACCAGTAGGGCCATAACCATTTTCTACACAGCGCAGAACGTCAAGTCTCCGAGGCTCATTCTCATTGTCCGTAAAGTATAGGATGGGACGGTAAGTATCGTTAGGGCCTGTGATATGGACTACATCACCGACAACTCTGGCGGTAGAGCTGAATTGAAACTCACTCGTTCTATATATCGGTCTCCATGCTTGATCACCCCCAGCAAAAAATCCATAAGCATCGTAAGCATACACCCCCATTTCACTAGGGTCCTGGGAATAGATGAACATGTAGATCACTCCTGACCTAGGATCACTAATCTTACCCAGTACCCGTCTTTCATAGACTGGCTCAGGGGGGAATACGTCATCTAACTCAAACGTCTTAATGGCTCTTAGCTGATTACCTTTCTGAGGTTTTACTACACCTGAATCACCGCCATCGTTTGCGCCCACCAAATTATCGAAGTCCTCTGTGACTACGACGTTTAGGGCGTCGTTCATCTCAGTTTTCTTTCGGATCCGATTGTCCTTTCCTGAATTAAGAAGTCTGGGAAATAACTTATCGATCATCAGTGCTTGGGGGACTGTCGGAAGTTCTGACGCACAGTCTTCAACGCCTCTTCTTTAGTGAAGTTGTTCATCCGTGCCTTAGACTTACGTCGCTCATTGTAATACTCTTGCCGAGCCCGTGCCTTCTCGCCCTGAGGAATCGTTGACTTACGCTCACACAGCTTGTAGTACATGTAGCTACGCAGAGCTTCTTCAGCATAAACATGAATCACAGGGAATGTAGAACGTGCCTCATCTGCCACATACTCAAGGACTACCTCAGATGTAGTGGAGTTAGTATCAAGTTCAATCCTATTTTGCTCCAGGTTCATGCGGTAAAAACCGCGAAGGTGGCCACCGCCTGCACCGTAGAGTCGGCCCAGTCCACCCTGGTATAGGTAGTTCTGAAACACATAGAAGTCGTGATCGTTTTCGCCACTGCTGGAACCTGCTGTGTCTGTGCCATCAGCATCTCGATTATCAATGAGGTTGGCTGGGATAGGCAGAGTACCTGCTTCACTGTCCGCTTGACTAATCACACTGTCTACCGCAGGCTCGACGACTTGACTCATGTTCAAGTGCTTGTTCTCACCTAGCACATACACCACGCCACCTGAAACCACGCCAAGCTTTATTAAATCCACGAAGTCGTCGGGCAGGGTTACCGTATTTGTTGTAGCATCTATGGTCCTCTTTATAGATCTCACTCGACTTGTTACGTCAAAGCCAAACTCACGGATACCCCGTAGCGCGATGTTACGGATTGCAGTATCGTTGACATTACTGATGTAATCATCAGTGTCCATTGTAATAATGAAATCGTCAATCACCTGTCGGAGACTGACGTAGTTCATGGCATCCTGTGCGACGTTAGTTAATGGCATTACTCAGCTTGGGTTTCCATCATTCCATATTGCATCAGCACACTGTCTCGAAGGCGGACGCCAATAAGCTGACAAATCTCCATAACAACCTCATGAATGTAATGAGGAGGAAGGTCAAAGCCCCTACTGCTGTTCAAGTTGGGGATAATAAATCCTGTCCCATCATTGACTGTATTTGCCACGAATCTTGGAGAGCTGTTTGGGATAAGATCGCCAAGGGCATATTCCTGAGCAAAGCTCGCTCCCTCTACCACTGTGGCCAGAGTGACCGCTGCCTCAGCACGGGATTGTGGCTGCCTGTAATACCGCAGCACCACCCCTGTAATATCTGTAGGGAAAACCTGAAACACTTCGTTCATTTCCAAGGCCACAGGGAACTGCAGTGTTGGTGTGGAGAGGTTACTGTTCAATACCCTATTAGCCTTCTCAGAATCGTAGAGTAGTTCTACGCTAGTATTAGTACCCTCTACTTGCATAGATATCAGGTGACCAAAATCCGATGGCCTTCGAAAAGTAAACGCTCCGTCAGGGTTAATCTCTACAGTAATCTCCTGTTCTGGATTGTCAGGGTCTGCGATCGTGTCTTCATATGCATCAATGTCTACCGTGATCAGACGGTTGTTGATGTAGGTAGAAAGATCTTCCTCCACCATCTTGTATGCTGACTTGTCTCTACCACCATCCCGACCAGACTTGCGTAGGGCTGTGGCAAGTTTCATTTCATTGAACATCTCATTATAGATGTTCTGTTGCGCCACCTCTGCAAATGAAGAAAAGACGTTAGGGGATATGAATCCCTTTTGATCCTTATTCGCCATATCGCGAACAATATTGTACACCCTGACGATACTGACCATAGTATACAAATATAAAAAAGAAAAGGCCGCGCTAGGCGGCCTTGTCTCTTGTTTGTCAAGTACTTAGGCCAGCTTCCCTAGCTTATCTTCCAGGGACCCTAATACCCCCGCTCCTTTCTCTGTCAGACAGAAGCGCGTCATCACATCAACTGGGCTCATACCTGCGGGTACACTGACAATAACCTGGTTACTATCAAACCACCGTACTGAGTCAGTCTTCAGGGCAATAAACTGATAGTCAGCAGCCTGCTGGACGATCGAGCGAGCGCCGACCATGGGGTCATCAAAGGACTGAATGAAGTTACCAGGGTTTTTCTTGGCCACCTGTAGGAGGTTGTAACGAATGTCACTCGTGTTAGCGTTGACGTTTACACCATGATAAATAGCAACAGCAAGGAGGTCCTCGATCGCTTTCTCCCTAACCATTTGGATAGCATCGTTCAGCAAGAACTCCTTCTCCAACTCCTTCTTAGCTTCCTGTCTCTTATCGACCAACCGAAACAGTTTTCCGCCATTAAGATGATTGCCTGGGTGCAGCTCCAAGAACTTCTTGAGATTAGGCTTCTCCTTAGGTACAAAGATCCGACCATCCCGAAAGATTACTGCTTCTCGCCGTGCCTTGTCGCCCTGCTCATCTGTCCAGATGCTAGGCTCATTAGGGCAATAGCGGATCTCCCGTACAGTATCTTGCTCTGAATCGTATACCGTCACTCCTTTCTGAGGAAGCATAGTAACGATACCCGCACCAGAAACAATTTCGTATTCCGTGTTTCCCGTCGGCGCCTCCTTACGCTTTAAGACATTTTTCTTTTTACTGGGGGTAGCTGGGGCTGCTTCAACAGGCTTGGTTTCAGCTTTGCTCTCAGATTTTCGTGGACGACCTGGCGCCCTACGGGTAGTAGTTTCACTCATATTAATTAAATTTCAATAACAAATATACTACAAAGGATAGTAGTTGTATCTAGCGAAAAGCTCTTTCGCAATACGACTGGCCTCAGCAGCTCCAATGTCAGATTCAATCACACCGAATCTAGCCAACTCACCCTTCCAATCAGGAGAGCTTCCTGATCCTCCGAGGCGATCAATCTTCAGGTCTCCGTCAGTTCTGTGATCTGCTGAAGAAACACCTCCCACTTTTGCTGGGAGAAACCCTACCGCCTCTCCCGTGTAGTCATGTACATAGAGATTAAACTTTGTATCACGTCTAATTACCCATACGTTACAGATCCGAGCCCCTAGAGTTCCTTTGTTAGCTGTAGTTAGGCTGTCGAGTTTGGGATCTTGAAGCCTAATTGCCTTAGTCCCAAATTTGGTATCGTTCAATTGTACCTCTGCTGGGCGCCCTACATTGCCATCAAACTTGAAGTACATAGTGTTGTCCACCTTACCGTCACCAAAGCCTTGAGTCTGCCCAGAAGCGTCCCCGTAGATTGGATACATCTGAATGACACCTGCCAGCCCGTAAACCACATACATTGTAAAATCACCCTGGACAGTCAACTCGTTGCTAAAGTGCAGTGAGTCACTAGCAGTAAGCGTTACAGCATTAGTCGCTAAGTCGTTATTCCTGGCTCTACTCTGAATAGGGTTTCCTGTATCCGCATCTAAAACGTAGGTATTTCCTCCCCGCCCCGCGTTAGCCCATGTATTCGTAGCCCCTACGTTAGCTCCTATAGACCCTGTTAAGGTCGTCTCATTGAAGTCAACAATAGGACACAGTGTATGACTCGTGAATCGGATTCCTGCGAATTCGTTGGAGAGCGTAGATGTCACATCTGCATCGTCAGGGTTATTACTGACTAACTGTGTCGACATAACCACTGGCTGCTTGAAGACCTTAGCACTAATGGCCTGTGGTGCTGTAAGCTGCGGCTGACGAAATGTAGATGTACCTGTGACCACGTCAAACACCATCGTGTTCTTAGTGGATTTATCGTTTGCTATAAAGTCTAGCACGTCACGGATCATACTGAACTCCTCACCCTCGCTGCACCCTACGTCGATACTGGTTTTTCTCAGTGCTTCTCTTACACTACTAGTCTGCTGCTCATAGACTCCTGCATCATTAAATACAAATGTCACTCCTCCCGAAATACCTTTAATGTGGGATATGTGGGAGGCTGGGATAGCAATGACAGACAGATTCTCCCCTGTGTTTGAAACATCCTCACTAAAAATATTGGGCGTCTCTCGGCGGAATAAGAAGAACTTCATATTACAAATATACCGACAATAAAAAAGGCCCCCGTAGGAGCCTTTTCTTCTGCAGATATTAAATATATCAGGGTCCAGTAATCGTTGCAGCTTTACTTACGGTCAAGTTACTGTCGCTCGTAGGGAGTGTCAGTGTAATCTCAATCGTTGCAGCACCAGCACTGAAATCAGTGCTGTCAAAACTAATAGCATCGGTAGCGGTTGCAATGGCGCCTGTCTTAGTAGATGTTGCGCTGTCATCATTCATGCTTAAGGTAGCAGAGAATCTGCAACCAACCGTGGCGGTAGCCAAGGTAAATGTAAAGTCATCTGTTGCAGTAGCCGTGATTGCCACGTCAGTGTTCGTGATCGTAAAATCAGGAATGCGAACGCCAGGGATACTCCCCACCGTATTGATTCGATTCGGTCCGATCTTTACTGCTTGCCTGTGCTTTTGCAAGCCACTCAACGCAGAGATCAAAGACTCCGCCCCAGCCTCAGCACCACCAGAAACAGCATCGAGAACGATACGCTCTGAAGTACTAGCGTTGCTGTCTCCTGTGTTGTCAAGCTTCGTGAAGAATAGCGTGACCTTATCATTCGTAGTGTCGGCCTGAATAGCACGAATGCGACCATTAACCACCTGATAGATTTGATCAGGTGTCAATGCTGCAGCCAACCCACTATTGGAAAAAATTGTATCCATCTTGAGGCTTTGTGATGTCAAGGTGGGGACCGAAGCCCCCACCCATCAATCAGTTCGTATTAATCTGCCCAAGTAGCCGCCGTGACCTCTCCGTGAACATCAAGCAGCGCAATGACTACTTGCTTTCCGAAGTTGATCTCGTCGATCAAAGCCTCAGCAATCTTGTCAGGCACGCCTGCAGCGCCACCATCAACAGTAAGACTGTCATTGGTAGGAGTGCCTGCTAGAGCCTTCACCTCCACCACAATATCGTTGGTGGCTGTGGCGATGATGCCGATAACGTTCTCGGCAGGGAAGTAGTAACCGTCAGTGGTCTTCAAGTACTTAATCATGAGTTCTCAGATTATATGTTAATGATTAGAGTCCCTTGATGATCACGTGCTTGTTAGCAGCGCGGACACACAAAGCAATCTCAGAGCGGTAGTGGAACGTAGCCACGTCGCGACCTGCGTCACCGTTGTTGTTGTGTCCGAGGACGCCACCACCAGTAATCCAGTGCTCCATCTCACGGCTGTAACCGTTCGCCTCCTTGTAGTACATGGCCAAAGACGGAGCGCTACCGCCCGTGCGTGGGTCAGTTACGTTCGCCAATGGGATGCATGCACCCTGAAGGTAGTTGGTCGCACCCAAGAGGGTAGGATCGTTCAGCAACTTCCAATCGTGCTTGTGGAATGTATACCCACCACGCGTGAAGCTCTTGAAGCCAAGCTTGACAGCCATATCAGCATCGTTGTTGAACGCACCGAACTGACCAGGAAGACCAGCAGTAACACTCGTAGCGATACCTGACGCAAGCATGTCGTCGATAGCGAGGTCTTGCTTCCGATTCAAGTACATAGCGTACTCGGCAGGAGCGCCTTGCTTATCCAGCTCAAGGATGAGGTCGTCAAACTCTGAGAAGCTGTCCATCGGGTTACCGAATGCTCCAGAGATTACGATACCGCGATCCTCAACAGCAGAGACATAACCCTCGGAACCGAGACCCATGTCTTGATCAGTGTTATAAGCTGCGTCGTTACCTGTAGAACCGTCGTTACCAGTCTGTCCGAAGAGCATCATCATCTCACGGCGATCCTCGAAGCGCTTCCGTGCCTCTTGCTCACCGTACATAAACCAGCGGTACTCACCACCACCGACGTTTACCCAACCGATGTTCGTAGCCTGAGAACCGTTCACTTGGTAGCGGTCCTTGACAATCATGAATGGGTTCTTACGCTTAACCGCGTCAGAGTCCGTGAAGTGAGCTGGCTGCTCCGTTCCCTGACCGTACATGTTACCGAGGACGATAAACTTACGATCGGTAGAGTTGGCCGCGTCAGCAGCAGCACCATCCAAAGGTTGGATAGTAGCCTCCGTAGCAGCGGTCTGAGAAGCGTTGTTCACAGCCGTCACAATATAACGGCGACCGTTAGCGCTGTCCATAACCACATCGTTTGCACCGATCGGAATTCCGTTGGTGCCGTCAGCAGAGAAGTGCAATTGCTGTGCGTCAGGGTCAGTGGTTGCCGCATCATCCGTACTTGCAGTAAGCGTGCGGTGACGACGTCCAGCTTCCCACCAATCGACTCGGTCAGCAGTACCGCCGCTCTTGACAGCACCAGTAAGGTCGAGGAATCCAGTGATACCCTGATCGCCGTAGGTCTCTACGAGGTCGGGCATGACGAAGTCCTTCGTCGTCTTGACGAGATTGTCAAGAGTTGTATATGTTTCGGGGGTCAGCTGAAGATTAGCTGGGGCCCCATCCAAGGCATAGTTAGTGCCCGTTCCAATTGTTGCCATGTTTTCTTGGTCTTAGATTTTGAAGGTCATGGTTGACCGATTTTGTTGAAGAATGCTCCTGACCTGTTCGCCCAGGGGATTCGAGTTCTGTGTCCCCGAAGTATCATCGGGGGATTTTGCTTGCACGTTCGCTGCATTCTGCACTACACCTCGTTGACCGTCACTCATGCCCTGCCGATAAGCAGACTGCACGATAGTGTCGATGTTGTCAATTACAGTGCGGTGAGAGGACAACATATCGTAGTCCCAGCTTCCGTCTTCACGGACATACGGATCAAAGAAGTTTTCGAGCTTAGCGTTTTTCTGCGCCAAGTGCTTCTTGTAATTATCATCCATCCCGAAGGTGAATGTCTTGTCGTTACCGAGATCGAACTCGATACCTTCCATAGCGTCCAGGTTATGAACCATCTCCGAAACCCAGTTCTCATCAACCAGTGGCTCATCAGCCTGCTGAGGGACCTCTTTGGGTTTTGGGGTGGCGTAACCAGAACGCATACGATCGATACCTGATCGAGCAGTCTCGGCGTCCATCTTCAATTGAAGCTGAGCCATACGCTTCTGATCCTCCGTAGCGTCGGAACTAAAAGCATACTTACTCTTGATGAGAAGTCCCAGTTCCTCTCCGTTCAGGTTTGGATGCTCTGACGCCATATGGACACGCACCGCCGTCATATCGTCCATCTCGGACGGGTTCAACGACTGATACCTAAACCAATCTTGCGCAGACCTACCAGTGTCCTGCATAAACTTTGAGATAACCTGCAGCCCCTCATCGAGCTGTGGTTGCGATAAGTCATCGAATGACTGAACTTGCCTCCCCAGCTTCTCGCTGATATAGGACATTACAGCACCATCAACATCTTGTTGCGAAAACTGCCCCTGCTGTGGCTCAGGCTGAAACCTTTGCTGCTCGGCTGGGTTGTTTTGGATTGCCTCTTCCTGAGGCGCGGGCTCGACATCCTGACCTTCTGTAGGCAATGCAGCCTCTCGCTGCATACTAGCCGCCAGGTCGGCAGGGTTGTCAAAGATTTCAAACGGAGCTTTCGTCTCTGGTGCAGGGGTTTCCTGGACCTGAGGTTCTTGTACTGGTGCCGCTGATGGGGTTTCCTGTACTGTCTCCGTTTCCGCTTGTTGTGCGGGAGCCTGCTCGATGACAGGCTCTTGTACTTGCGCTTCTTCCATTTAATTTAATTGTATATCAATAGTATGCGATTAGTGTGGCACCAACTACCGACGTAAAGCTGCCGTACAGAGTCCCGCCAGGCTGAACTGCAATAGTCTGACCAGTGGCAACATCTTTGTAAGCAGGAGATTGATACGTCTTTATTCGACCAATCACTGTGGCGTTGACGGCAGCAGCAGTGGGGTTGTGCAAGGCGTAAGTAATGTTATCCGTGAAGGCATTGCTGCCTGACAGGATTACCATATTGGTGGGTAGGGCGTTACTTGGATGTGCCATTAGCTAAGTCTTACTGCGGAGCTGTCCAATCCGAACACTCCATAATCGATGAGCTGATCCACCTTAGTCCCGTAGGCCTTCAGGCTGGTATCGTTTTGAGCAGGAAAAAAAGCAAACTCACCAGCAGCGAGTTTCATGATGACGGGATCATCAGCTGCAGTGTCTGCATAGATGTAGATGTAATCCTCCTTCTCAGTAGCGAGATTCTGAATGAATACGTAGGCTACGTCAAGCTTATCGCTGGGCTTATTAATAACCGTGGCGTCAGCCCCTACAGAAGTACCAAGCACCTTACCCCGAATCAAACTTCCTGAGTCTGCGAGAAGGTTTGTTGAAGCACTAAGTGACAAGGGTGAACTCATCACCCCTGGGCTCTGAAGCGTAATATTCGCCCGAATGTTTGCCATTAGGCTTCGAAGATCAACGCGTATTCAACCGTCAGCGTAGTAGCTACACTTGGCGTATAAAGAATGTCTGCGTTAGTACCTGTAGTGTCAGCATTCCATGGGATGAAAAGCCAGTCACCAGAGTACAGACGTCCAATCTCAGTACCTCCGATCTTCACTTGAATGTACTCCGTAGCTACCGTGCTGGTATTCTTGATGTACACCTTGTGATTCTTATCATCAGTGTAGTCAGCAGCAGCGAACAGAGTTACATCTGACGTAGCAAGAGTTGTCTTACGCCCAACACCAGTGGTCTGATCCAGACCAGTTGTTGTCCCCGCCTTCGTCAGCGTAGAAGTTGTAGACAAAGCTAGTGCGTCACCAGTCAGGTCTGAACTTGAGAGAGTTACCGTTGCAGTTGTCGTAGGCATCTTACTGTTAGTATTTACCTACAAATATAATACTAAATCTATTTGCTCTTTTTCTTCTTGATCACCCGAAACTTCTTTGTCTTCTTGGCGACCTTCTTTGGCTGGGCAACATGTTGCTTGCCCTTCTTATTGCCAGCAGCTTTCGCCTTATTTGTTGCTGCTTTCTCTGCAGCACTCAATGACTTCCAAGCAGCGTCTGGCAAATAGCGCTTCTTACCTTTCGACTTACTGCCGTCTGAGGTACGCCATTTCTGTTTAGTCCAGGCTCGTAAGGACTCTTGTGATGCCTTCCTTGCCATCAGTCCCGATACCCTCCCCCTGCGGCTTTGTATTGCTGGGCCAACATCTGCGCTTTACGTGCTGACCACTGACCTGGCTTACCACCTTTAGATCCCGCTTTGATCTTATTGAACAACCTCTTGCGCATACCAGGCTTGGTGTAATTGCCAGCCTCATTGACACGCGACTTAGTCTTACCACCTTTCTTTAAGACCTTCATCCGTGGGTCACTGTTTTAAACTTCGCTTTCTCTACAGCACCTGGGTGTGGCTTGTACCCACCCTTCATTAGGAAGTACCTACCGTTCTCCTGCATCCAGTGGTATCCAGACGGTGGGTCTACGCTCACAGTCTTAGAGCTGACCTTCAGCTTACCACCCTTGTTGTACTTGACGGTATTCATTGCACTTGATTCTTAGCAAGCAGCATCTTGATCTCTTGGATCTCCGTAAGTAGGGTGTCAATCTTACCCTTAAAGGCGCTGTTGTCCATCTCTAGAACTTTGACTCTAGACTTCAGCGTAGTGAACTCAGACTGAAACTTCAGCCACATTCCAATTAATGCCCCCGCAATACTTAGTAATTCAAACTGTGTCAGATCCATTACCACTTCACTTTATTAGCCCAGTATGCTGCGCTCATCTTACCCTTCTTAATATTCCTTGCATGACGCGCCTTGAATGAAGCACGCTGCTTTGCATTCTGGTTTGTCTTGGCCCCCTGCTCTCCGAACCTGATCAGCTTCACCTTGTTCCCATCTTTAGCCAACACGATGTGTGACTTCTTCGGATGCTTAGGTGTACGCTTAGCTTTATTTACACCAGATAAACCGTGCTTCTTGAGTAGGTTTTTTACTCGTGTTGCTGTAGGACTACTTGCCATTAGGCAAAGATAATATTTAAGGCTTTACACCATATTCACCTGCGACCAAAGTATAGGTGGTTTCCCCGTTAATAGGATGCACGTAAGTGAAAGTCTTATCGTCCGACAACTCAAAGCTCTCGTATGACGCGGTATACGTTCCGTCTCCGTTGTCTACACATTCATCCAGCTCGATCTCACAATACCCAAAAGACATGTGCGGAACGTCACTGTCCAGCCAATTGGTCAAGAGGTCATCCTCGCTATTGATTATTACCGTGTATTTAGCCATATCAATAAATTGCTGCAATTGCGTATCGAGTAGTGTTGCCTGTATTCGGGAATGGAATCCACACGTTTCCTGCCGCAAGGGTCTGATCAACAATAAGTGTCGCAGTCGAAATGTTACCTAAGGTTCCGTTGATGACCCCACCAAACTGGTTGTATCCCCAGAAGTAAATCTTACTACCTTTCAAAGCAGATAGGCCATAATCGCTGCTTGCTATACCCGACGGGTCCGCAGCTATCTCTTGCCAGTCAGTATCCGTTCCGATCTGAACGAAGTCGCCATTCTTAGAATCAGTAGTCAACCCATCGCCTCTTCGGACGTTCCCTTCCCCAGTGTGATATAGTTCGCCACTAGTGTTGATGAGGTGCATGCTGTTGTTTGTCAAGGCTCCCGTTACCCAGTCTGTTTGGAAGCTACCGCTAACTTTTCCTGTCTGGGTTGGCACTTGGATGTCGGCACTGGTATTGGTTCCGAACCTTTCGTTAGAATCGTTATCTCCCCATGCGTAGACTTCACCACCTGTAATCAGGTAGCCCCCGTCATAGTTGACTCCAAAATCCGTGATTCCACTATTGGTGAAGTTGGTATCGTCAATGGCAGTCCATGACGTAGTGTTCCCGCTGTTGGTTCCCTGACCAGTCATGTAAAGATAGTTTCTGCCCGCACTGTACAGAACGTCGCTGGTAGTCTTTGTAGCAAGGGAGTAGAATCTACTCCTCTTCACATTCTGCCAGTCAGTCGCACTACCCACCTGTGTAAATGATCCGAAGGAGTGCGTTGTATTACCAGTTCCTGCTTGACCATAGCCATTGAGACCGACGTAATACATCTTACCACTGTTGATTGCCAAAGCCCCGTCATACGAAGAGCTGACATCCGTCCACCCAGTATCTGAATCACCCACGCCAGTGACCTGAGTAAATACGTTTCCAGTGTCGTCGGTGCCCGCCATGTAGGTAGAGCTGGAACCAATCTCCCACATCTGGCCACTACTGGTGATTCCAAAGGCGGAATACCTACCGTAGGTAATGTGGACGAAGTCTGATTTGCTCTCAGCCACACGCAGGTGAGCGCCATCCTCGTCGCAGGAGAAGTTGACTACTGGCTGTCCGCCATAAGAGTATCTAGGGTAAGACTCGGCAGTGTCGCTTGATAATATTCCTCCACTAAACCTCACTCCGCCAAACTTGATTAGTCCAGATGTCGGTACAGTTTCTATGTAGGTGCCAGTACCCGCAACGGGGTCGTAGGCCCCCCCAGAGGATACCGTCTGATCGTTGATTTTTGCAATGTTAGCCAAGTCAATTCCGTTTTTACCAGCAACTGCCATTATGATAATTCGATGTAGTCTTGCGACGGATCAATGTAGATGAGCTGAGTACTCATTGCATACCCAATCACACGAACAAACTCTCCCGTTGCTGATGGGGCAGTGGCTGATACAGTACCCTCAGCATTACTAACGTATAGTACAGACCCCACAGCAAACGCATTGCTAAATGCCCTGAACCCACGCACAAGCAACCCGTCTGATGTAGGGCTAGTACCTAGTGCAATACCAAACAACCCAAGAGTCTTTGCCTCGGTATCGGCGTCTGTAGCGACCCACCCCGATGAAGTGAACACATAAGACTTGTTGCTTACTAATGTTCCCGTTCCAAACTTAACGACATGGCCTTCGAAGGACTGAGCTCCATAGGCGCTGCTTCTAGTAATGACCTCCAGATACTGACCATCAAGTTCGTTTGTAGAACCTGCTGCGCCTGTTGGACCCGTGGGTCCTGTAGCGCCATCAGTACCATTGGTAACCCCTGTAACTGTCACTTGGCTAGACACAGCCTCAAAGACCATACCCAAACATCGAACTGCTGTTCCTGGTGATGTCCTGCCAATGTTCTCCACGTAGAGCTCTACATAGTCATTCTCTGTAAGGTTAAAGGTTCGAGTGAAGTTAGCTGTGTTGTCAAAAGAATTGCCAGTGTTACGCAGATAAGTGCTGCCTGCCCCTTCTACCTCAGTACCGTTGACTCTAAAGGTAAATGTAGGTTGAGCGCGTTCAATTCCTATGGTATTAAATATACCCGACGCCCTAAACGTATATAAGCCATCTTCGCTAACAGTAAACTTATTACTACCCCAAGTAATAGCGCTGCCTACTGACGTTGCTTGCGCTAGGTTTGAAACTAAGGTTGGCGAAGTGTAATTGAAATCCATTACGGAGGCACCGCCATGGAGGTACGCCGCAGGCAAGTCAACTTCAACATAATTTTGATTTAAGTCCGCAACAGCAGTTGATGCCCTTAAATCTCCTGTACTAAAACCCAGACCGTCATCAGAGGTAAAGCTAACCGTACCTGTAGAGGAATTGTAACTGCCCCCTGTAAAGCCTAGACCGTCTGCGCCATCTGATCCATTAGTACCGTTAGTGCCATCGCTACCTGCAGCGCCAGTCGGGCCAGTAGGACCCGTGGGTCCTGTAGCGCCATCAGTACCATTGGTTCCATTAGTACCTGCCGCTCCAGTTGGACCAGTCGGTCCTGTGGGTCCCGCTACAGTAGAGTCTGCACCAGCAGCACCAGCAGCACCAGCAGCACCTGTCGGACCAGTTGGACCAGTTGCGCCAGTGGCTCCTGTAGCCCCATCTGTTCCGTTTGTACCATTCGTGCCTGCCGCACCTGTCGGACCAGTGGGTCCTGTAGCCCCCTCTGTTCCGTTTGTTCCCGCTGCACCTGTAGGGCCCGTGGGGCCCGTGGGTCCAGTTACCCCGTCTACCCCCTCAGTTCCGTTAGTGCCAGCCGCTCCCGTTGGACCAGTGGGTCCCGTAGGTCCCGTAGCTCCATCCGCCCCATTAGTACCATTTGTACCAGCGGCACCCGTAGCACCTGTCGGACCCGTGGGTCCTGCGACTGTAGAATCTGCTCCAGTGGGGCCCGTTGGTCCAGTGGGACCCGTTGGGCCCGTGGCACCATCGCCTCCAAGAACACCATCCTGACCTGCAGCACCTGTTGGACCTGTAGCTCCCGTAGGACCTGTCGCTCCCTTCTCCCCTTTACTACCTCTGCCTGATACTGTAACAGCGGAATCAGAGACACCTACAACGGATACAGATGACGAAGCAGGTGCGTTGACATTAACCGACGTGCCTCCAGATACCGTAATCTCTGTTGCCATTAGATACTCTTTGAGACGTCTGAGTTGACTCTAAAACTGCCCTCTAGAATTGTCTTCTGTGTAGTTCCTACATTGTACTGCAGGTCATATTTATATCTCCCTGGTGCTACCTTCCGCATATCCTCAGCGGAAAGAAAGACAGTCACATTCCCACTATCATCTTTGTTGAGGAAGCTGAAATTGACTAGGCCTTTAACGCCAGATTCTGAACTACCAACGACAATGCCGTCACTGATTATAGCATCGTCAGAATCCGCCTCACCACCGCCTCCTGAAGGAACCCTGAGTACGGAAGGGCCCACAGCTTTAATGTTCTTCTTTACCTGCATCAAGAAAGTGTAATCATCAGTGACTAATGGCAAGGCGTCACCAGCAGAATCCTTAAGGGTGAGGGTGAGCTCAAAGGTATCGCCACCTCTGCAAGTAATGTCTAGCCTCTCGGCTATGTCAAGATTTACTTTAGACATCTTTCTGTGTAAGTATTGTATCGAGATCAAGAGACATCATTCCAGCCGAAGGATCTCCCTGCAACTCTTCCCTAGATCCCTGGCGCTGACTAATAAGTTTGCTTTGCTCTACCGCTTGCTTTTTTACCCGTTGATCCTTACGATCATCTTTCTGCGTTTCAATATCCTTCCTATTGGCCACCTCACCCTGCTGGGTAGCAGACTGAATCTGCATCTTCATCTGCATAATCTCTTTCTCAAACTGATGCTTGATCTTAACGAGCTCAGCATCAGCCATGGCCTTAGCCTGAATAACCTGGACGTCAGCCTGAGTCTGAGTAGCAATCTCTTGTTGACGCCCCTGCATTTTGACGGCCTCTGTTTGCTGAGCTTGCTGAGCCTGAGCCTGCTGCATCTGCATCTGCTGATCCTGCATCTTCTTCATGCGCTTTTGACGGCGCAGAATCAAAAGGCGTTCTGCTTGATTGATGTCCTTTAGACCACGGATTGCCATGACATCCTCCAGGTCTATCTCTTTCTGATTTAAAGACATCTGGATGTTCTGTTCTAAGTAAGCCTTGTCTTTATCCTCCATGTCCTTCATGACCTTCACCCCAAAGTTGTACATCGGGAGATCAGAAAAGCTACCTAGAACCCGCATATTCGAATCACCAATAGCATCTCGATAACTCTTGTGGATGATTGTTTCCTCAGGTAAAACCTGTAGACACTTCACTACGTCCTCGCAAACCTTACGGTACAAAACCATAGCCGCGTTCGTAATATCATAAGTCGCATTATTACTCGCCGCAATAGCCTGCTGCTGCACACCCACCAACGTATCACCCTTAGGTGTTGAAGCGTCAGCCATCTCATTAATTCCAGTAGTGTCCCGAATCATTCTGAGGTAATGATTGTACAAGGCAATCAACTCATTAATGTTCCGAATACTATTGCCGATCTCTCGAACAGGAGGATTTTGGAAACCGCCTTCTGGATTCTTACTCCTGTAATAGAAGACACCAGTTTGCTCATAGATGTCGTGGAGATCCAGCGGCTGAAGTTCACCACTCTTACCTAACTGAACGTTCTCTAACCCCTCAATGTCAATGATCAAACCATCAGGCTTAGCTTTAGCGATAGCCTGCTGCAGCTTCAAGTGAGTTAGCTGAAGCATATCAGAGAATCCAACACAGCTGTCCACCATGGACTTTGGCATATTGGCCACCATGTTCGTTGATACCACAGAGTAAGACATTGCAGCCCTGGTGATATCGTGCATGTTCTTAGGCGTGTTGTACTGCTTGCCATAGTTGATTAGGTGCTCAGTACCCAGGACATACATTCCTTTGTAGATACACTCAATCTCCATGCTATGGGCAGTGCGGTCGTAGACACTCCCCTTCTTCTCTTTGTATGAGAAGCCCTCATAAAAGAAGTTGGTATTACCATACTGGTTCTCCTTCTCCTCGAAGTACATGCAGTCCACGGTCTTGAACTCAAACTCCAAAACCTCGACGACATGCCCGCTAAAATTCTCGCGCTGAACACCTCCACTTGAATAGGGATGATCTGGATATTTACTGGAGCTAGAACGACGGGACTTCTTCAGCAATTCCTTGAGGTCTTTTTCAGAAATCTGATCCCCTGCAAGACGCTTCAGTTCTGACACAGTGATCTCGCGGACGTGCCCCATATACCCAACGTCCTCAAAGTTTGGGTCCTGTGTATACCCATGGACAAAGTGAACAGGGTCTACGTAGTCCAGCTTAATACCGTAGTTAGGGTCATTGCTTCTCTTCACAACCGCCATTCCACAGGAGGTCAAGTCATTCACGCACCTGCGATAAGACCCATCAGTAAAGCCATTCCACTGCAGAGTTAGTTCAGTGGCTACCTGGGCTGCAATCTCAGCGTCCGTTTTGATGTTGGATTCTAAGAAAATCTCAGCCTCCTCTTGTGTTTCGGGGATCTGTTCGCTAGGCTCATCCAACACTGGGCTGCCCATCCTCTTCTCCAAATCCATGAACATAGGTCGCATAGCAACCTTGTTCTTCATTATGTTCTTTTGCTCATTCTTCTCACTCGATGAGAGTGGATCGACAGCCTCCAGGTTCGGATACATATTCCGACCTAAGATTTTATTGACTACGATACGGACGAACTTGGGTAGGATAGGAACAGGAGTGTAGTCCAGGTTCATCAAAGAACCCTCTCCGTTGTTCGGATCAGATGTATTCAGCAGCTGCTTATAAATAGCTGTGTCCTGTGTGCCGTTAGCGTAATCTCTGTTACGAGCAAAGATTGACTTACGACCTCCAAAGGTAGAACTGCTATCTTGCGTATTGCCCCATTGAGACTCAATCGCCTTAGCATATTGCAACCCATACTTTTTCGTAAGCTTCTCCTCTTGCGATGCCAGTGGATCTGGAAAACCCCCTGGATCACTTGGCTTTTTATTGTACATGTGGGTTATCCGTTATCACCCACAAATATAACTAATTCAACCGCGCACGTCATAGCGCCTGAAAAAGCGCTTCTCGTCAAAGTTATCTTTCTTTTTTTTCTGCTTGACTTTCTGTGCTGCTAACAGCGCAAGACCCGAACTAATAGTTAAGTCAAACTTGGTCCTGTTGTGGATGTCATAGCCAATCCAATCCTCTAAGGTTTTGTTGAAGTACATACTCCCCATCTCACCACTCTCCCTATTGACCCCTACATATCCGTGGATATACGCTTCGATAGCCTGGGCGTGAGACTGTATTACATCCGCTGAGTTTGACGGGATGCCCTTGGTCTTCACCTTTATATTGGTATTGGGTGCGATCAAATGCTTAGGCCTGTCCATCAAGTAACCATCGTACCCACGCTGCTCAAAGTACCTGGCTATACCGTACTTGTTATTCTCGATTAAGATTGGATACCCATAAAACACTGCCGCCATTAATACGTCCTCATAAAATATTGCAGCCAGTGGCGGACGGGAAGCGTACTCAAGAACAAACATATTAGCAGGTACTTCCATATTGAACTTGTTGTACAAATGCAACGCACCCTTGGATCCTCTGCCATCCACAGTAGCATCGAGATCGTAGCTATCCACCCCCCCACAACCAAGGTGAGCGTTAGGTGCGATTCTCTTATTTTTTTCATACACCTTTAAGTTCCTTAACTCCTTCGGAGGGAGCCATGCAATATTGAATCGACCATTGACATCGGGGGTAAAGACCACCTCACTATCCTTCTTGCCCCCCGTCCAGCTCAGGCTTCCAGTGATAACGGGATTCGGATATAGGTCGTCATTGTGTTCTATCTGCTCATAGATCTGACCGATATTAAAGAGACTCGACTCTATGCTGTCACGAAATGCCTCATCCGTGGTGAAGGGGAACTGTCTTATGACTTCGTTCAACTCACTGGGGTCATCACGCATACTATCCCTCTCATTCTTAAGGAAGGTCTTAGCGCCCATATGCACCCACTCCCCATCGATACCCTGAACATTTTCTTTAGGATCCTCTACAACAGGCCTACCATAAATATCGAAGAACCCCTCTAGTGACTCATAGGCAGGAATGAATAGCCGATACAGCCCCGACCTAGTCCTCCCATTCTTGTTCCTCTCCTGAGGCGCCGAATCGTCCCATAAATCTTTGTACTCCCTTCCTCCCTTTCCCATAGGATTTACCGTGCTTCCGACCATCGCCTTGCCGACGACCTTGCGACCGACGATTAAACAAGTCCTCTGAATCCTCCAGGCTTCTCTTATGTCTGTGGGTTTTTCCCATTTCCCCGCTTCGTCTAAGTACAGCAAGTGAACTTTCTCACCGTCATAAGCATTGTTAGTTGTGTTCTTCCAGTTGATCACCGTGTTCAAGGCGTCTCCAACCAAAGCAGTTTTGTTTTTCTTGGTGATCTTTTTTGAGGGCTCACGGAAAGCCAACTCCATACGAGGGTTGGTAGTGCCATCTTGAATCGGCTTGAAGAAGAATGGATACTTACGGAACATGTTGACCACCTTCTTCATGAAGATGTTCTCTTGAGCGTCCTTACCAGTCTTGCTCTGTATGCCTATGAGCTTATCCTTAACCTGGGTTGATTCATCAACTATGACAGAAGAACAAATGTTAGTGTATCCAGATCGGCGACATTTAGTATATAGCTGACCAATACATCTTGGGTCCGCCTCACACGCTGCCAAATGTAAGAAAATATCTCTCTGGAAATCAAGATAGTAAGGGGAGCCAACGTCCAGCTGCCCCCACTGCAACATCATGTAGTGTCTACCCGTGATGTATGTAGCATCACCTCGGTTGTAAAACCAAACACCTTCACGCCTCCGCCGAAACTCCTCTTCGATATATGGACGAAACTTCTCCCTGAATTCCCTCGGCATCTCCGCCCACTCATCCATAGAACGTATACGCGATAGCTCTTCGGGTATATCAGATCTCCGCCAGAACTGATCAAGCACGGGAAGATTATGGAAGAGGATGCTCCTGATCTTAGGGGTCTTGGGAAGGACAATGACAAGCCCACCGACTTCGACGTGGTCCCCCATCGTACCGTTGGGACAAATCGAGATAGCTGGATCCTCATGGTCCTTTAATTCAATTAATGTATCCATGTACTTCTAGCGAAGATACTTAATCGTAGAAGCCTTGAATCAGCATCTGTAGTCTTGGGAAACGCGGTATGATTTGATTGGACGGAAGGTACTCTGGGTAGATCCTACGATAGGACTCGTAGTTGTGCATGTCCAAGGTGCTCTTGACATCGATGCAATCTTCTTCATCAAACTCCACATACTCAATAATATCCTTGCCCCACTTGTCTGTCATCTTGTCCAGAACCTTGCCGTCAAAGTTAAACTGCTGATCTAAATCGTAGACAGTCAGTATGTTGACAGCGTTAGTGAAACTGTATGTCAAGAAGAACTGACCTGAACTTATTAGGTAGTGACTGTGAGGCCTGAAGTGACAAGTCTTAGGGGTATCCTTATCTCTATGTAAGATGATGCAATTGCGACTTCCAAAGGTTGCGACCTTATTCTCACTGAGTTTGTTCAGCGCCTTCTCCCAGTAGCCATCACTGTGAATGTTATTGCTACCCATCCAACAGATGTAGTCTTTGTTCTCTTGTGCCGCTAACATCCAAGCATAAGTGAACTTTCCTGAGAGAGGATCGTTAGGATGCCTTTCATGCTTCAACCCCCTGTTTTTTGCAAACCTTTCAATAACAGAAGAGGAGCCTATAGTAATCCCCACAGCGTCAATGCCGCGCTCTTTAAACATATCAATAACGTCAGCCATATGATCTATGGCCATTCGAGTTACAGCTGGTCTACGGTGGTACACCATAAAGAAGCAAACGCTCCTCATGACTTACTCTGTGGACGGGTCAGATCTAAATCAACTACAATCGGCGTCTTGGGTCCTAAGTACCCTCCCAATGTATTGAACTGTAAGTGCTCGACCGCAGTCTCATAGGTCATGGCGTCTCGATTCATGCACACGTCAACCATACTCTTCCAGTCGTAAACCGCCACTGGCTCTATGCCAACCGAGATCCCCACCAGGGCATCATCAAGTCCATCCCATGTAATGCACTCCTCCTCTTCCAAAGCGTCCATGAGTCTATCCCAGTTCTTTGCTTGCCAAGTCATTTTGAAAATCTTTCTGCGAAACCACCAGAGTAATCTTTACCCTCTTTCATTGTTCCACCCAATGTAAGATCTTTCATCATCTGCTCCAGCCTTTGTCTTTCAACAAGCAGCTCTTTGCAATCAATCGCCGTCTGCTTAATAGACTGAAGCTCAGCCTTTCTAGCACTGCCATTAATCTCTTTATCGACAGGCTTTTTGATCTCTTCGATCATATTGTTGATAGCTACCTCCATTGAGGCCATCAGGCGCTGGGCCGCATCAATCGCTGTGAATTTCTTTCTCGACATACAATAAGTCAGATGTTCGTACACGGTACATAGTACCGCCTTCGAGGTTTTTAAAGTCGTATCGATACTTGCTAGGGAAGACAACCTTATCAAGCAGGTTTAGTCCCATCTCCTCATGATCGCTAGTTACATATGTTAAGAGCCCCCTATCAGGATTCTCAGTCTCAAAGGACACAGACTCAATGACTGCAGATTCCTCCTGTATTTCTGCCGCACATGCAGATAGTACTGACCACATAGATAGCGGTATGATCTCATCAGAACCCTGAGGTGTGTAGGCAAACGCATGACAGTTGATCATCACATCTGGATCGTAAGAGACCAAGAACTCACCCTCTCGATCACCAAAGGGCATGCCTCCATCAACCACCACTAAGTGATGAAAAAAGAGCCTGTCCCCAACGTTTACCGGAGTGTCATACTTCTCTGGCACAGAAATCACCTCACCATGGCAGACCCGATGATCGAACTCGTTGAACTTGGTGTCCACATATATCTCCTTGTCGCCAAGGGATACCGTGTCATGTAGCCGCTTCTCAAGCTTGACTACAAAATAGTGTAGCATTTTCATCAGAAGTTCAAGTCAAATTCCACTAGGCATGGCAGACCATCGACCGCCTTCCACAAGGACTGTGCGTCCCCCACAGTGATATAGATCATATACCTGCTGACACCGTAATGATGTAGGTGCGCTTCATCCAGGATAATAGTGGAGACACTCCCGTCACCAACCCGCATGCCTACATAGTACGCCATCGCGTCCTTCGGGTTCGGACCGATTATGATTTTTCTAATTATTCCATTCATCAATTACAAGATGGGTCAGGACCCCCTCTCGCATTCATCTCATCGATAATTTCTTTGTACCAGTTTTCACTAGCGAAATCAACATCCTCCTCTAGTGGGAATAAGTCATCGAAGTAAGAGAACTTCAGGAAATCAAAAACCTCATCCATAAGATCCTCTGAATCAACGTCCATAGAGAATACCGCCTTGAGGATAGGCTCATCAAACTCATCGCTTGACAAGAATCCCGTGAGCATAACATTAATGACCTCACCCTCTAAGCCATACTTCTTGACCAGCATGTCCACTATCTTGTGGACCTTCTGCATTTCGACAAGAAACATTTCCTTATTAGTTTGATCATCCATGTCAGTATCAAATAAAAAGATCTTTAGGGAACACTCCCGATTAAAACAAAGATACGTAAACAAAAACGACCTTAAAGACTTGAGAGCCAGGCTACTATCTTTTGAACAGAAGTACGATCTCTATCAAAAAGAAATGTTTTTTATTCTATGGGCATATGACCTGGAGTTCTGGACCCTTAGGTACGCAAGCCAAGAGTATGGGTACGACGAAAAAAAACTAGGAGATAGGATTGTATACCCCCTCCAAAAAGAAGGGTACATCCGAAAGCAGTTTGACAAGCTAACACCCTCACAGAAACGGGAAGACCACCTGTTTAGAGAAGAGACTAAGTACAACTACAGGGTCAGGTACGCCCTCACTCAGAAGGCTAGGCTAATGGTGCAGAGGTTCTACAACAGCCTTTAGGCAGCGATGTACTCGAACTTAATCTTCTTGATGTACATGACGTCACCGCTTACAGGCTCGTTGGCAGTAGGATCTTCAAACTCGAACTTGATGTAGTCATCATCACCACTAGGGTCAGATGCTTCAGTCGCAAGAATTCGGTCATATACCAGCGTTGCTATAGTGTTTTTCGCTGGCCCCGTAGTTGCCCTATTCTGTGCTCCAATCCAAATTCTAGCTCTGCTTACAGTCCCTGTATCAGTGTTGTCACTGGGGAAACCGTATTCTAGGGTAAGCTGGAATGTACCACCTTCCGCTGCTACTGCATAGTAATCGTCCAAGTTGCCATCTAAAGCACCCTTGTCGAGATGAAAAATTCCATCGGATCCTGTAGCAGTAGAGGTGACCTTGAGAAAATTACTAGAGCCAGCAAAGGTGTCAGTTGACAGCGCTATAGAGCAATTGCCACCCGTCACAGAAAAATTAAAAGCGTCGAACAGGGTGAAATTCCCGTCCTTTTCATACAACACTTTAGACGGAAGGGGTTGCGACTTTATGTAGCCTCCCGTACTTACACCAAGGCCGAGACCCAGCATTACTTCTTCTTGATCCGATCAGTAAAGATCATGTTTACCAGTGCATCGACGTAACCAAATACCTGGTTGTCCTTCTCCGTTGGAGTAATGTTGACAATGATCTTGATGAATACCATCAATCCAATGACCAGCTCTCCAAGGTTTTCAATAATAAAATCCCACATGTCGTACTTATTTAGGTGTATCGAAATCGGTGTACAAGATAGTAACTAGTTCCTTTCTCTCCAGAGCAGCAGCGATGTAAGGATATACGCGGAAATAAGCGCGAGTACTGTGCCCCACCCAACCATTCTTCTTTACTTGATTGTTCTCTTGTGTATCACCCAACAACAAACATCCAGAAGTATGCTCATCAGTATTACCGCAATGAATGAGAATATATTCAAAGCCAGGAACATCACGAACCCACAGCATTCCTTTATGAATCGTAGGAAATCGAGAGTCATACTTTTTGTGGAACCCACCAACCCTCCGAAAAGAAAGTTTATATTCTCCCGCTGGGATGCGTGTCTCACCAGCCACCTTCTCATCACGATGCTCGTCTTCTAGGGTATAGCATAGAAACTTTCTCGTTCCGCTGGAGATGTCGAATAGCGCACCGTTTGTCGAGTCCCACTCCGAGCTGAACCTTACGACCTCCAGCTGCATCCTTTTTAAGTTGCTCATACCTCTTTAGTCTAGGGTTGTGATAAAACTTGTTGGGCATTAGCAGTTAGGCTTCAGGCAAGACTCCGATGTATTCCTTCCCTTTGATCGATTCCTGCGCTTACTAACCTTCTGCTTTAGCCTAAGCATAAGAGAGTTTCGATTTACAGTATTAGGCTTAGGCTTTTTCTCTTCTTCTTTCTCTAGAACTCCCTCTCCTTGCATCTGAGCAGAAGGCAGAAACCTGGGGTTTTGAGGCGCTACGTTCTTGCGCTTCTTCTTTTTACTCGGTTTCTTCAGGATACCCCCGTCGTTATACTTCTTCTTGCACTTCATTAGAGGAAAGGAGCAAACCTACCATTCGCCATACTTTGTGAGGCAAAGGCAGCAACTAGAGCCTGTAAGACCCTATTAGTCATAGCCTTCTGGTTCTGCACGGCCTGCTCATCCTCAAGACTAACACCCATACCAGGACGCGTCATCACACGCTCCCCATCGACCTGCTCGATGCCAGGAACACCGCCGACCTCTGTCCCCATAATACGTGGGGGATCGTACACAGCCTCTCGCGCCCCAAGGTCATCATTCTGCTCCCGGACTAGCTTACGTTCCAAAGCCTCCACTTGATTGTTATAGCGCATATAAGGATTCTGCTTCAACACATTCCTAGCAAACCGCTGCTTGAAGGGATTGAAGTACTCACTCTCTGGATTGTACGCGCTGTTGGGGCGTTCATTGTACCTCTCCATGCGACCACGACGAGTCTTCTTTCCGTCTTCGGCGGTGTAATACCCGCCACCTTTGTATTTCGACCTCATGTTAATGCTGCAAAAACCTCCAACTGGCAAGACGCACTGTCTGCCTGAGCGAGGATGTTATCGATGTCTGTTAAGTTCCCTGCCGCAGCGCTAGAATTACCAGCTGCATTGGCATCAAGCTTACTATTAAAGAGAAGGTAGCTTTCGCCAGCATCCAATTTAATCATATACTCCTCTGTACCATCGTTCTGAATGGTGATGGCAACAAAGTTTGTCGCGTCTAGATTCGTAATGCGGAAGTAAGAAACGTTAGTCGTAAGCAGAGTACCCCCTGCTGCGTTGGCTGCCGTAGCATCCATCTGAACTACCGTCTGCGCCGAAGCCGTACCAACGTCTAAGATCCGATGGAATGTCTCAGTGATGCTAGTGACATCAATAGAAACTTCACTGCCGCGCTCCCTTCCATTAAGCTCTAGCTCTTCAGTAACTTTTACTGTTAGTGTTGCCATACTACAAATATACTCAATGTTCAGTGGTCTAAAACTACTTGTACTTGGTCTCGTCTAGATACGGGTTAGTACGACCCCCTTCAGGTGGATATCCTGCCCTTCTGGCTTTTTGCCGATCGTTGACGTACCTCTTTTCACCAGTCCCAACGAAGTTGCGACCATAACGAACGCTTGGCCTCACGTATCCTTCTTGATTAAGATAGTTCATGAGATTTCTCATTTCCTCTCTCTCCATTGGATCATTACCACTAACGTCTTTATTTATAATTGAAACCAGGTTTCTTACGTGGTCAGGATTGGTTTGAAAGTACTCCTCGGAAACGTAATCTTCCAGCCCCATGTCTTTACGAAGGTGATAGGGCCTGTCTTCGTAGTACTTGTTTCCCTTTTTAGTCAGAGAAGGATTTCCAGAGTCGTCATACTTCCAGAATTTTTCCCTATCCTTAGGTAGATTCCTTGTCATTACAGCAGAGTTCTCTATAGCTGCATTTCGAGCGTCTGCATTACCCCTAGTCGCTACCCCCTGATTGTATCTATCGACAATTCCAGGAAGATCGCCTTGTGTAATCTTACCTTCTGGAATTACACCAGTCTTAATCCCCTGCAGAAGTCCTGTATTCATCATGGCCTCTAACTCATGTTCTGCATTGCCGTGGCTATAAGGGTTCTCCTCGTTGCCTCCGTAATAAATAGACCTTGCTAAGTCGTCACTCTCAGAGTCGTTTAAGCCCAAGTCTTGTGACATGACTCCAGTCGGCGGTAGTACTTTAAATACTTTTCCTGAACCGCTATATTCTTGCTCTCTCGATGCATCAAGAAGACCCTGTATCGATCCGTCAAACGGCCTATTAGTCCCGTACTTCCCTCTTCCCTCTCTGAATGGGTCCTGTATAGAATGAGTAAACTCCTCTCCAGACGCAGTGCCTCTGTCTATGCCTCTCGAAGCTTCGGGACCAAAGTAAACCTCATCTGTCCGCGTATTAAAATAAGCCCCCTCTCCATCTCTAATCGGGTCTTTTTTTATCACCCTGACCTTGTCCATCTGCTCTATTAGCTCCTCTCGTCCTCCCCTTCTAGGGTTTCTGTCTGGATCGTAAAAGGCACTGTTTGGGTTTTGAGGCCTTCTCAATTTTGAAGTGAGGTTAGGGCCATACCGAGCCATGAAGTTATTGAACACCTCATCCTTAGTCAAGTCCAGACGGTCGTCATAGTACGGGTCTTTCTCAGCCTCTTCTCTCGTCTTTCCATACGAACCAAGAACCTGAAGCAGGTTGTCTGCTACACCAAAATTTTCTGGAGGATCTTCATCATGCCTTCCTCCGTGTAGATACTTACTTCTGACTCTCATCCTGAGCAGCTTTCGCAATCTTCTGGGGAGTCCAGGTTGCACGTGATCTCTCCACTCTTCAGCTTCTCCGCTGTCTCCTGGAGTTTCTTCTTATCAAGGAATGTCGGAGCATCCCATTCTTCTTCCTGCTTCATTTCTTTATCACTTTAAACGGTGATCTCTTCTTGACCTTAATGCGACCGCCTTGCCTGTACCCTCGGACTTCGCCCTTGCTTTGCTGGAGAGACTTCGGTATCTTCAGCTCAAACCAAGTGTTGCCATGCTCATCCGTTACAGGTTTTAACTCATATCCCAGCTTCTTGGCAATCTTGGGTAGGCGGTCATAACTCTTCATTACTGTTTTATGACTATCGCTAACGCCGTCACCACGCCTTATTGCGTCGAGTTGCCCTTGAAGGCTGGCGATGTGAGTTAGAACAGACGCTTCTCGTCTCTTTGCCTCTGCACCGCGCCGCAGATTCTTACTCAAAGTCTCAACTTCTTCACTGAAGTTACTATAGGTGACCATTGCACGCAGGTCTGTAACCCCGTGAAGGCTATAGATTTTATTGACCTCGTCCAACAAGTGCTTAAAGACCATGTCCTTCTCCATCATGAGACCAGGCTGCTGCATATACTGCTCAAGACTCACATTAGAGTTCACGTAATCGTTCGCTGCAATAGGCATATGCACAGGAACTTTATCATGCATTGAGCTTTTCCGAGCACTTCCATAAAGCTCAGCAATGTTCATGTCTGTGGGCGTCGATCCCGCATCTTGGCCATACGTTTTCTGAGCGAAATTATCTATGTACAAATTCACGACGTCTTCGGTGGTCATCCGCATCCTGTCCAGGATACTATGGGGTGTGAAGAACCTTTGGTTAAACAGATAATTTTCAAAGCCCGTGGAGAGGCTCTCCATTGCCCCTATACCCTGATCAGCCCCCCTGTACTTCTGGTATGCTTGATAATCCGGATGCTCTAAGAAGGCTCCCGACAAATAATCTTCAGCTGGTAATTTTGTTACTACAAGTCTATCTTGATCGGCAGGGAGCTGATCGACTGCCCGTCGATCGTGACTGGGAAAC